GCTGATGCGGGCTATGCGCTTGCCAAGCAAGTAGACACTAGCTTGATCCAATTGGGTCGTGCATTCAATGGTGCTACTGTCGGTACTGATGACTACGCTACAAGCAACACTACTACCAAAGCCTTTATTGGTTCTGATGGTACTACTGCTTACAACAGCACATCCTCTAACGCCGCCGCTTTGACTGATGCCGCTATCCGCCGCACCATTCAGCGTCTGGACGACAACGACATTCCTATGGACGGTCGTTTCTTCCTGATCCCACCTTCAAGCCGTAACACCTTGATGGGTCTGGCTCGTTACACCGAGCAAGCATTCGTTGGTAACGGCGATGCGATCCGCAATGGTGAAATCGGTCAGTTGTACGGCATGGCTGTTTTTGCCTCATCTAACGCTGATACTGGTGCTGGTAACAGCACCACTGATCGTATCTGCTTGATGGGTCACAAAGACTCTATGGTGTTGGTTGAGCAGTTGGGCATCCGTTCACAGACTCAGTACAAGCAAGAGTACCTCGGTACTTTGTTTACTGCTGACACTCTGTATGGCGTGAAGGCTCTGCGTACCAACGCTACTAGCTCTGCTGCTAACGCTTCTGGTGCTTTTGCCTTGGCAGTACCAGCCTAATTGCAGTTGCGCCCCCTGCCGTAATGGTGGGGGGACTTTTTAAACTTAATTAGGAGAAATATTATGGCAACCGCATCAGCAGTCGTATCTCGTAGGGGTACAGACCAGTTCCGTGGGCTTTTCAGCGATACATGGGCAGTAACTTGCACAATGAACGCTGGTTCTTTGGCTGACGGAGCAGGTGAGACAGACGACATTACAGTACCAGGCGTGGCCTTGGGTGACATGGTCATTGGCGCATCTTTGGGTGTGGACTTGGTTGGTTTGACAGTAACAGGTTATGTTTCTGCCGCAAACACAGTCAAGTTCCGTATCCAGAACGAGTCAGGTACTGGCCCTGTTGACTTAGCATCTACAACAATGAAGATTGTTGTTGTTCGCATGGTCTAATCTAAAAGGGGGCTAAAAACCCCCTTTTTAACGGAGTTCTTATGGCAACCTTTCGGTGTTTAGCAAGCGGTCAGACTGTTACATTTACGCAACAGCACGATATTGATTCAATGAAGGGTCATCAGGGCTATGTCAGAATCGACCAAGAAGAAGTGGTCGAGAACAATGATAAACCTGTTGTTTTAGCGCCACCAGTTAAGAAACTAGGTAGGCCAAAGAAAGTCGCAAATGTCTGATATTGACCCACGAGAGTTTGGCAAACTGGAAGCCCAAGTTCAGGCGCTTCAAACAGAAGTTCATGCCATGCGAGAAGATATTAAATTGCTTTTGGAGATGGCTAACAAATCCAAGGGTGGTATGTTTGTAGGAATGGCTTTTGCCTCCGTTCTAGGTGGCATAGTTTCCTTTGTTGCAACTAAACTCATAAGGTAATGATATGTACGGTAAAACCAAAATGACTAGCTCTAAGATGCCTAAGAAGGCTAAAGGTATGCCTGTGGCTATTATGATCGCAGTTGGTAAGCCTAAAGCCATGCCCGTTCGTGGTAGCCGTACTGCTACTAACATGATGAAGAAATCTGGTCGTAGCAAATGAAAAAGACCAAGGCAGAAAAGAAGATTAGTTCTGTCATGCGAGAGTTTAAGGCGGGAACGCTTCACTCTGGCAAAGGTGGCCCTGTGGTTAAGAAGCCTAAACAGGCTATTGCCATTGCTCTAAGCCAAGCTAGGAAAAAGAAATGAAACAAGGTCTTTACGCGAACATCAATGCCAAACAAGAACGCATCAAAGCGGGTTCTAAGGAAAAGATGCGTAAGGTTGGTTCTAAGGGCGCTCCTACTGAGGCGGCGTTCAAAGCTGCAGCTAAGACCGCTAAAAAGGCTAAGTGATGAGCAAGACAGCCACACACTATTTACCTGATGGCAAGGTCTACAAAGGCCCTGTCCACAAAGAAGGTGGCGTATTGATGACAGGTGCAAAGCACACACCTAGTAGCAAGAATCTCACACACACACCTCCAAAAAAGGTGAAGAAATGAAGACTCCTGCTTGGCAAAGAAAAGAAGGAAAATCTCCTTCTGGGGGATTGAATGCCAAGGGAAGAGCATCGTATAATGCAGAAACTGGTGGGAAATTAAACCCTCCAAAAAAGTCGGGCGACAACCCTGCAAGGGCCTCCTTTTTAGCACGTATGGGCAATATGCCTGGCGCTGAGATGAAAGATGGAAAGCCTACTCGACTTCTATTATCTCTTAGAGCTTGGGGCGCATCGTCCAAGGAAGACGCTAAGGCAAAAGCCAAAGCGATCTCTAAGAGGAACAAATGAGACCAGTATCCGTTGGAGTTGAACCCACAGCCGCTACGCTGACTACTGTTTACACAGTACCAACGGGTTATTACGCCAAATTTACAGTCATGTACATCCACAATACTGGTGGATCGACAAAACACATTACTGTTGTCTGGAACGATGTAAGTGCTTCAAATTCTTACGATATTCTGACTGAATACAACTTTACTGCCAAACAATATCTTCAGTTTGATGGCAATGCTTACATTGTTTTAGAAGAGGGTGACAAGATTCAGATTACGACTGAAGCTGGTAGCACCTTTAGCTTTATTGCAACATTTGAAGTCATTGGAGCGCAAAGAACATGACCTACTTAGAGCTTGTCAACGATGTATTGACACGATTGCGTGAAACTAATGTTTCTACTGTTTCCGAGACAACCTACTCTGCTTTGATTGGCAAGTTTGTCAACGATGCTAAACGCCAGATTGAAGATGCTTACACTTGGAATTGTCTGTCTCAAACAGTAACTGTCACTACTGCGGGTGGTACTACTTCTTACGCTTTGACTGGTGTTGGTCAGAAGTTCCGTGTAATGGATGCTATCAATGTCACCAACAATGTTGGATTGACTGATGTTCCATTTACTGTGATGAACAGAAATTTAAACTTTACAACTCCCACATCAGGAGTGCCAACACAATACTGTTTCAACGGTGTTGATGGTAGTGGAGACACAAAGATTGATCTCTATCCTCCTCCTGATGGCGTTTATACACTTTACTTTGATGTGATTGTTCCACAAGCTGTTTTGGCTTCTGATGGTACATCTGTGAAGGTCTTGGATTACTTGGTTGCTCAGAGTGCCTATGCTCGTGCTTTGATTGAGCGTGGTGAGGATGGTGGCACTAATAGTTCAGAGGCTTATGCTTTATTCCGTGGGATGTTGTCTGATGCCATTGCAACAGAGAGCACCCGTTATCCTGAAGAAACCAGTTTTGAGGCAGTTTAATGGCTTCACCACTACAAAGTAACAGCGTAAGCGCACCAGGCTTTTATGGCCTGAATACGCAAGACTCTCCATTGGATTTGTCTTCTGGCTTTGCTTTGGTTGCCTCTAATTGCGTGATTGACCAATATGGACGCATTGGTGCTCGCAAGGGTTATACATTGGTTAATCCTTCATCTGGAAACCTTGGCTCTAACGATGTAACTGTTATCCATGAGTTAGTACAGATTGATGGCACATTGACTGTTTTGTTTGCTGGCAACAATAAGTTATTCAAACTTGGCACTTCCAATGCTGTGACTGAGTTGACCTATGGGGGGGGTGGTTCTGCTCCTACCATTACTGCTAGTAACTGGCATTGTGCTTCTTTGAATGGAATCACTTATTTCTTCCAATCTGGACACGATCCATTGATTTACGACCCCGCGGTGAGTACAACCACTTATCGCAGAGTTTCTGAGAAGACTGGTTATGTAGGAACTGTTCCTTCTGCGAACATTTGTATTTCTGCATTTGGTCGCTTGTGGGTTGCTAATACTACGACCGACAAGGTTACGATTACTTTCTCTGATCTGATTGCGGGTCATGTGTGGGGAGGTGGTACTACTGGTACTTTGGATGTCTCTCGTGTATGGCCTAATGGGTCTGATGAGATTATGGGATTGGCGGCTCACAATGATTTTCTATTTATCTTTGGCAAGCGGCAAATTCTTGTTTATGCTGGTGCTACTACTCCTGCTACTCTTTCTTTGAGTGACACAGTAGGCTCTATTGG